CTTTTAAATTATGAAGCACAGGAAATGAGCATACTTGTTTCATCATCTTTACTTAAGACAAGGAAATTTGTACCGCCGTTCAATAAGTATAATATGGTATTTACATAGTAGACTCTGGACTGTAAAAAAATTAAAGGAATGGTTCAAATGATTTGTGCAATTCATCAACCAAATTTTATACCGTGGTATCCTTTCTTTCAGAAGATACAGGACTGCGATATTTTTGTTTGCATGATCTATTGTCAGTTTGAAAAGAATCTTTATCAAAATAGATTCCATATGAATAATAAATGGTTTACAATGAGTATTCATAATAAGATTGAAAAGATAGTTGACAAGGAATATATCGATCCAGAAAGAGACTGGATCAAGATACAAAAAGGCTTGACTAAATATTCGGATATATTATCTAATTTAAAATTTGGTATACAAAGTAAAAAGCTATGGAAAATAAATTATGAATTGATTGATCAGCTTTTAACTTTACTTGAGATTGATCTCAGAAAAATGCGTCTTGATTTTCCGACTGAAAAAAAAGGTACTGATCGACTTATAGAAATATGTCAGAGATATGATTGTGATACTTACTTGGCTGGATTTTCTCATAAGGATTATCTTGAAATGGATAAGTTTACAAATGCGAATATAAAGGTAATTTTTCAAGAAGAAAAGAATATTGTCAAAGAGCCTGTTCTAAGTTATTTACTGAAAAAACGTAATAAACTACTATCGACAAAGAAAACAGGCTGGAAACAGGCTTCTTAAGCGCTTAAATGAGGCTGATATTATGACAGCGAGACCTAACTTTCTAATTGCAGGTACTCAGCGTTGTGGTACGACTTTATATGCCGATAAAGGAAGTGCATTTTTTTGATAAGAACTGGTTTAAGGGAACTATATAGATAATAAATCAATAGTAAGATTAAAAAGATTTTACGAATCATACAATAAACAATTGTGGGATTTACTAAAATGTGAGTATTCAGAATGGAATTAAATAAAGTATTCTGTATAGGAATGTTTAAAACCGGAACGAAGTCTTTTGGTACAGCTATGCGCATTCTGGGATATAATGTTCTTGATCGTCCGTGGTTTATTCTGAATGATAACTGGTATAAGAATCCAGCAAGCTGGCCTCATTATTATAATCAAATAAAAGAATGTGCTTTACAATATGATACCTTTTCTGATGCCCCGTGGATGTTTGTTTATGAACAATGTGATAAATGGTTTCCGGGTAGTAAATTTATATTGACATTAAGAAAAGATGCAGAGACTGTTGCAAAAAGCGATCTCTGGCAATGGCGAAATAAAAAAGTAAAACCGACAATAAAAGAATTTATTGATCGCTATACAAATAATAATTTCAGGATAAGAAATTATTTCAGGGATAAGAATAATCTTTTGGAGATGTGTTTTGAAAATGGTGATGGCTGGGAAAAACTTTGTAAATTTTTAAATAAGCCTATACCTAAAAAACCTTTTCCACATACAAATAAATCGAGGAGGAAAAGATGAGCAATACAGTCTGGTATCAAATAGGAACGTATGGAAAATTAAACTGTGAAGCTTCAATAGGTTTCCAGAAAGTACGCAGACTGTACATGAAGAGAAAACAGGATTTATATATTACATCCATAGGTGAAGGTGATCATCGAATGGATTCCCGGCATTATATGGGAAATGCTTGGGATTAGAGAAAAGGAACAATAACTAAAAAAGAAATACAAAGAGCAGTCGGTAAGGATTTTGATGTAGTAGAATATAGAACTCATTTTCATATAGAGTATGATCCAAAATGAACTTAAATAAAATAATAATAGGTCTTGACAGTAACGAAACATACTGGGGTATATTACCTTTGACTTATAGAGCATGGAAAAAGTTTTTTCCAGATGCTACATTTATCCTTGCATTTGTAGGTGGAAGGAAAGCTTTACGAATAAAGGTAGCCCAGTATTGCGATCAATTTTCTCCTTATGATCTTGTAAAAGGAATACCGTCTTGTAATCTTGCAAAGCTGGCTCGGTTTTACGAAGCAGCAAAATATAATTATGCGACGTGTATGATCAACGATGTTGATCTTATTCCTTTACAGAAAGAATATTATTATAATAAGTTACAGGAAAGAAAACTAAAAGAACTCTTATGTATAGGAACAGATGTTTATAAAGGAACACCCCACGAAGATAAATTTCCTCTTGGATATTTAACGGGGGAGGGGGTGTTATTTAGAGATATTTTAAAAATTAATGAAAGAGATTGGAATGCATTCGCTAAATCTTTTATTGGACACAAAAAAATTGACGAGAAGGAAGATATTAGCAAACCATTTAAAAAATTCTCGGACGAATCTCTAATAAGAGCTCTTCTTAAAACCTATCATGGTAAAATAAGAAACTCTAATAGAAACTTTACTCCGGGGAAGAGATCGATTGCCCGGCATGCGTCTTTAAACTTACAGCATCTATTGGAAGGAAAACATATTGAAGCGCATCATTTGATACCAGTTAGTAAACAGAAAGAAAAGATAAAAGCGATAGCTGAATATTTAGAAATAGATTTCGACTTTGATTGGATGTATAAATAATGTCATCAATTATAATGAGCGAAACAAGAGTTTACAAAAATGAATATGCACTTCCATGGCTTAACAAGGGAGTGCTGGATTTATTACTTGACATGGATAAGAAATACTGGAGAGTATTTGAATGGGGCTCAGGCTTCTCTACCTTATGGTGGCAGGATACTGTAAAGGAAATCGTTAGTGTCGAACATAGTAAAAAGTTCTTTAAGATTATTTGTAAAGAAGGGGTAAAAAAGAATTGCAAGTATATGAGAAGAGATTTAATAAAAAACAAAGATTGTCCTTATATACAGGCGATACATGAGATTGGTGGTAAGTTTGATTGTATTGTAGTTGACGGTAGAAACAGGGTACTTTGTATAAAACAAATACCCGGACATATAAAAAGAAATGGAATAATAATTCTCGATAATAGCAATAGAGATAGATATAAAGAAGGTATTGACTTGCTCAACAGTCTGTACACAATACATTATACGTCTCCTGTTATCAAGGATGATCCACCCAGAAGCTGGAAAACGACTGTATGGAAGAATTAAAATGAGAATATTAATAATACAATCAAAAGGTAAGCATCCCAGAAATGTGCAGTTCCGGGAATCGCTTTGTATGAAAAGAGCATTGGAACGTATTAAGGGAATAGAACCTATCGTCTGGGGAACTGGATATGATAACTTTCAAATCCCTTTTAAAGTCATGTCAGACTATACAGATGCAATTTTATTGCTTGAAAATTATTCTAAGTATCCATGGTTACCGGATATGTCAGATGTAAAGAAATTAAAATTGTTCTGGAGCATTGATAGTCACATAGTTTTAGAAAGACATCAAAACATGGCGAGAAATCATAAAATAGATATTGTATTAAATTCAACATCTTATTATGTAAAGCATTTTAAGAATGGAATATGGTTTCCAAATTGTTATCCGGCTGATCTTATCAGTCCAGTAAATGTACCTAAGAAATATGATATAGGATTCTGCGGTAATTATGTAAACAGAAAAAAATGGATTGATGATCTGTCAAGAACTTTCAATTTTAAGAAAGATATTTTTGTGATAGGTAATGATATGGTTAAGGCAATAAGTTCTTATAAAATTCATTTTAATAAGAACCATAGTAGAGATATTAATTACAGAACATTTGAGACTTTGGGATGTAAAACATTGCTTATTACAAATGAGACTGACAAATTGAATAAATTATTTATACTTGGTGAACATCTCTTAACATATAGTAGTCTTGAAAATTGTAAAAAGATTATACGACGAATGCTTGCAAATCCAAAACGAAGAAATCGAATAGCAGAAGCAGGCTATAATCATGTAAGAAAAAATCATACATACGATAACAGGGCAAGAGAACTTGTGAAAATTATAAAGGAGAATATCTGATGTCAATTACAGTCGCAAGATTAAAGAAAGTTTTGTATATTGAAAGTGAAGATACGGATGTATTTGATGAAGCCATAGAGGAATTAATTAAAACAATTACTGCGGCAGCTATCGAATATCTTGATAATGAAGATATAACAGAAGTATCAGATTTTTCAGTAAATCTCGAAAGAAGTCTTTGTAAACAGATCACCTACGAATTCAGACGCCGTAAAGATTTGGGACTTGCTTCTCATGGTTATCCGAATGGATCGATAGATAAAATGGAAATTGATGAGTGGCTTCCAGATGTGAAGAAAGCTCTTGACAGAAAGTGCAGATATGCTTTATGAGTGTATTATTAAAAGTGGCTTTATCAGATGGGACGAAAAAAATTGTAACATCGGAAGAGGCAATTGAAATGCGAGCGGCTGGAAAACTTGCTGAACCTATACCGGATAATAAGGCATTGACAATAGAGGATGTTTACGGAGAAGATTATGGCAATTAAGAATGTAAAAGAAGCCAAGAAAAATATTAGGATAATTACTAAACAGATTATAAAGCAATTTAAAGATGTACTTTATAAGAATAGTAAGCTATTAACAAGCAGAATACGTTCAAAATATATGACAGGCGGAACTTCTGCTAATAAACTGAGAACAAGAACTGGTAAGTTAAAAGCATCTACTAAGCCAATATGTCCAAAGATAATAGCTGGTAATATAAAAGCTGGAGTCAGTGTTGGCACTATTTATGCAGGAATACATTTAGGTAGAAGAGGAAAGGTAACAACTTTAAGACCAAAGAAAAAATATTTAGCAATACCTACACCACAAGCAATGACACCCAGAGGAGTAGCCAGAGGTAAACCAAATGATGAGCATCTCTGGGGAAAAACATGGGTAACAAAAGCAAAGACAGGTAAAAAGAATTTAATAATAGTAGGTATGAAAAAATTTCAAAAGGGAGCAAAAGCTGGACAATTTGAAGGTGGTGGTAAAATTAGAAGAGGTTCTCGTAAAGGTCAAGCGCGAGGAAAGATTGTAACCTTGTTTATTCTGAAAAAGCAAGTAAAAGTCAGAACAAGAATTCATCCTGATGAATTATTAAAGAAGGTATTACTACCTAAAATTCAAAAAGATATGGACGGACTAAAGAAAGTAAAGGTTGCAGCATGAGTGATGTTCCTATTATAACACAGATTAAAAATGCGTTGGATATTCTGATTAGTTCTCAATCATGTATTAAGCAGGTTCAAGTATGTCCGTTTGAACCTATCGATAGAGATACGGCTCAGTTTCCATTTGTTGCTATATATGATGAACCGGAAAGCTGGGAATCAAGAAATAGATTAGAAATGAATGTAACATTAATGACTTTTGGTACATGGGTAAAAGCAAGCAAAGGGAAAGAATCGGTTGACGTAAAGCTCGATTTGATAGAAGCTACTTTACATAAGGCAATTTTAGCAGATTGGAAAAGTGGTGCTCTTCATAAGCTTGTTCAACTTATAGAAAAGCAACCACCGACTAAGGATTTTACAGATGACGATCTGGGAGTATTAATCCAGAGGTATCTATTTACATATAATATTAAATGGGGAAACCCTTTCACTAATAAATATTAACTATTAAAGGAGGTTGCTATGACAATAGCACCAAGTGTTTTAAACTATATGGTCGGAAAGGGTAAGACTTATTTTGACCGTAGAGATTCAGATGGTAACTTGACAGGCGAGAGAGACTTGGGTAATAATCCAACTTTTTCAGCAACGCCGTCAGTCGAAACGCTTGATCATTACAGCAGCATGAGAGGGATTAAGCTGAAAGATTTGAGCATAAATGTAAGCGCAGATATGGCGCTGAAATTTACGCTTGATGAAATCAATGTTGATAATTTATTGATTGGCTTGTATGGAGACGAAATTGTTTATGAAACTCAGGGAGACGGTAATGCCGGCGGAGAAGCCCTTACAGCAAGAATGAGTAAGTATGTCAAACTTGAATTCCGTAAATTACAAGCTGATTCCGTAACTGTTACAAGTTCGGATGGAGCGACTACCTATATTGAAGATACAGACTATTCAGTTGACTATGTAATAGGCCGTATCTTTACAATAAGTACAGGTAATATCGCAGACGGTCAAGCATTGCTTGCTGATTATATATACCAGCAGGCATCGTATCCAAAGATTGAAGCTATGACTGATCTTGAGATTGAAGGCTTTATCAGATTTGTCGGAGATTGTTCTCAGGGATGCGATTATGAAATTGACGTATGGAGAGCTAAGTTGAGAGTTGGTGGAGATATTAATTTCATTTCAGAAGAATGGAATAATATTGAATTCAATATCGAAGTTCTTGAAGATACCGATGATCATCCTGATTCTCCTTACATGGATGTAATTGAACTTAGCGGAGATACTGCTCCAGAAAGTTAATAGCTCATGACTAAAAAAAAATCTACAAAGGAAAGAGTATTGTTCCCAGAGAAAAAAGTCTACGGTTATACCATTAAACCGTGGACTCTGGGAATGATCGAAGAGCTTGTACCAAGCCTCGAAAGGATTGCTATTGAATTAATAAAGAGAAGAATTACTACTAAGAATTACAAAGAGCAGGGTTTACAAATAATACCTGCCGTAATTCCAGAACTATCTGAAATAATTAGTAAGACTCTCGGCATTCCTATTAAAGAGGTAAAAGAATTTCAGCTTGACGAAGTTACAGTTATTGTATTAACAATAGCTGAACAGAATATGAAATACTTAAAAAACTCGTTAAGCCCCATAACAAAACTCATGACAACAATGATGAGTGGTTAATTGGGGCGGTTGAATTTCTTATATCCAGATGTCACAAGCTCAACGATATAATTTACGTTTACACATACGATCAGCTTATTGCTTTCAATAAGGCTGCTGCTATGAATTATAACAACAGCCTTAAAGAACTCGCAAAGGCTGTACGTATTGGCTTTCATGCCAAGCCCGAAGCATTCAAACAATTTATTGAACTTGACAAGAAAAAAAGAATTACCAAAAGAGATGTTGATGAAATAAAAAGGATTGGTAAATATGGCAGCGGATAAAGAAATAGCAAAATTAATAATATCCCTCGAAGGCCAAATAAAAGACCTTAAAAAAGATTTGGGTATTGCAGGCAATGAGCTTGATAAATTCCAGAAAAAACATCAAGGAATATTCAAAAATATAAAACGTTATTGGCTTGGTTATACTGCTGCAATTGCCGGAGTGACTATTGCTATAAGAAGGCTTATCGCTCCTTATGCTGCTTTCTCGCATAAGATGTACGAAATAAATACCTTAATCGGAATGGGTACAAAACAATTTAAGGAATATGAAAAAGCTGTAATTGACGTAACAAGAAGAGTACCTCAATCTGCCGAAGAACTTGCGGCAGCTCTTTACGATATAATATCCGCTGGAGTCGCTGTAAAAGATTCTATAAGAGTAATGGAACTCTCAGCGAAGGCAGCAGTCGCTGGGGTAACTGATACAAAGATTGCGGTAAGAGCTGGACTTGCTGTAATCAATGCTTACGGTAAAAGTATAGAAGAGCTTGATGAAGTATATGATACATTATTTCAGACTGTAAAGAAAGGAGTTGTAACCTTTCCAGAATTAGCAGGATCGATTGGTACTGTGCTTCCTACTGCAAGAGCTGCTGATATTGCGTTTACCGATATTGCTGCATCAATTGCTACAATGACAAAAGCCGGTATCCCGGTAAATCGTGCGACAACTTTCATGAGATCAGGTATTAATGCTCTCGTTGCTCCTACTGAAGAAGCAAGAGCTAAGATGGAAGCAATTGGTATTACTTGGAAAGGTTGGATACCGACTCTCAAACAAATACATGAAAAAGGTCTTAACTTAAAACAAATGCGACAACTAATTCCAGATATTCGTGCAGGTCAAGCAGTTATAAATCTATCTCAAAATTTTGAAGTATTAAACGAAACATTGAGAGACATGGAAGATGCAAGTGGATCAATGCAGGATGCTTATGATATAATGATGGAATCTCCTGTCAATCAGATTAAAATGCTTGGGAATGTAATTACTGATTTGGGAATTGTTTTAGTGAAAGTTTTTTCTCCGGGTGTAATTGCAATGATAAAAGGAGTTACAATAGCTCTTTCTTCTCTTGCAAATGTTATTCTTAGAGTACCGCAAGCTACAGATTCATTACGATTAGAAAAATTTAAAAATGATTTAGAAAAATCGGCTGAATGGATAAAAAAATGGGAACAAGCGATAAGGGAAGCGAAGAAAGGTATAGTTGAAGCTCCGGCTGGGGCTCTCGGAGCTGAAATTGTATCAATAAAAGAAGCAGAGAAAATTCTTGATAGTTATAAGAAAAATGTTACTGATACTAATATTGAAATAAAAACAGAAATTAAGACATTAGGTGAAGAAATAGAAAGCTATCAAAAAGCTATTGCTGATGCTGGGAATGAAAGTACATCAAATTTACAGGAAGCAACTGCAACTGGTAAAATATATGTAGAAGATTTTGAAAAATTTGTAGCAACGACTGCGGAAGGTGTTAGTACAAGTGTTGAAAATATGAGAGTGAAAATTGGATTTTATAAAGATGAAATTACAGCACTTAGAACTTTATTGTCAGAAGCTAAAGTTAAAAAAGTTGAAGGCTTAGTCCTTGATACAAAAACTGCAGAGAAGCAACAAAAAATTTACGTCAAATCAATGGCTCTTTTTGAAGAACAGGTAAAAAGTATACTTGCAAAACTCGAAAGAGATTATGAACAAAATAGAATATCAATAGCGAAATATTATGCTAAGAAAAAAGAAATGGCAAAGGCTTCAATTTATGTAGAAATTAATCAACGTAAGGAATTACTTTTACAACTCAAAGATGAAAACAAGATACGTGATGTAAATACAAAGATATTAGCTTTAAAAGTAAGACTTAAAACTGAATTAAATAAATTAACTTATGAAGAAATAAAAGCTGAAGAAGATTTAATTAAGGTCGAAGAAAAAGCATATAAACTACCGGAAGACATTGAGGCTCGTGTCGATCTTGATAAAAGTTCTCAGTATGCAAAAGATTTGGCAGAGTTACAAAAACGACAAAGCGATGAAGCAAAAATAATAGTAGAGTCAATAAAAAATCGTATTGAGCAGGAAAAGCTTTTAAAAAAAGCACACGTTTTATGGCAGATGGAAAAAGATAAACTGCTTGTTGATTATGAAAGAGAGATGCAACAAAAGAGAATGGAGATGGCTTCGGCAGCGGCTGGTTCTTTAAAGAGTTCTTTCACAGCACTGTATGCAGCATCTGGAGAACAGATAAAAGCATTTTTCCTTTTGTCACAGGCAGCAGCACTGGCTGAAGCAATTATAAACGGGGCTCTTGCTATAACGAAAGCATATTCAATTGATCCTCATGGAATCTTACCTAGTATAACAGCAATTGCAGTTGGGACTGAAATTGGAACGATTATTGGAACTACTATCAATGGACTTGCAAAAGGCGGAGAAGTTGAAGGTCAATCTGGAATAGACAAAGTACCTACGAGATTAACAAAAGGAGAATATGTAGAACCAACATCTGCTGTAGATTATTATGGCAAGGATATTATGGAAGCTTTACGGAGAAGAATGATACCGAAAGAACTTTTTTCAGGATACGGCAAAGGTCTTGGAATACATACTCCAGCTTATGCCTTTGCAGAGGGAGGTATGGCCGCAGAGACTGCCGAGACAAGAGAACTTGGTTTACAAATAAATAATATAGTTGATCCGAATCTGATGTTAGATGCTTTGAATACTAAGCCCGGACAGGCTATGGTAATGAATATTATTTCAGAGAATGCGTATGAAATAAAGAAAGGATTGAGATTATAATGAATTATAAAGATTTTCAAATTAATACAGTAACAACTAAAAAGCCGTGGGGAGCAAGAGAAGAGCAGACTTGGAAAGATATTATTGATACTATGGTGAAAGACTGTTGCAAAATGACTAAAGATGTAAATGGTCATAAGCATAAAAGTTTATACTCACCAGACTGTACGCAGATAGTGTATACAGATGATAATTATAATTTAGGTATAGGAGTAACACCGAATACAGGCTGGGGATTAAAAGATGTGGTGGAATTTTATTCAAGCACTCTTAAGGATAATCTTGCAATTGCTGGGGGGATAGGCCAAGAAAGCTATATTAGTAAGAATGCATATAACTGGGATGGAGGAGATTCTTGGAAATTTATGACTGTAGGATATGCAACAAAAATGGAAGTTGCACGAAGTTGGTATAAATTTTATATAAGTGATGATATTGGGATAAAAGATGGAGTTGTTACTTTTAAAGAATTTCTCGGAATAAATTTCTCAAATGTAGTAATCAATCAGAATAATCTTGATCTTGATTTTTATTTACAAAAGAGAACAACAGGCACTGCATTGAAATGGGATAGCGGCGACAATCACTTTTTCATCATGGGTAATACTGCTATAAATAAAGCATCTATAGAAGCGTGGGATTCAGGTTCTACCGCATTACAGATTGGAGGAACAGGGGCTTTTATATGTGGAAATGCAGAAGCAGCAGGACAGGCATTGCAATTTTTACATAATATTTATTTCGGGGCAGGGGTATATAAAAAATATGTAAATGATGAAGCAGAACGATATCTTATGTTCGGGGGGGCGCATATTTGGAGTTCCGATATAGCAGCTGCAGCAGATACGGAATTTACCCCAACGGAAAAAATGAGACTAACACTATTGGGTAATTTGTGCTTGGGAACAGCGACAGAACCTACAGCAAACGGAACTAAAGTTATTACTTTGGGAGATAACGGGGCGACCGGTCCCACAATGGGAGCGAACACAGCGGGATTCTACGCTAAAGATGTCGATACCGTAATGAGTCCATTCGCAATTGATGAAGATGGAAACGAACAACAGCTTGCACCTCATGACCACAAAACAAAAGAATGGATTTCTTATACAGGCACAATCGAAAATGGAAAAATGATACGCAAAAAATATCGAATGGAAACTTTAATGAATCATCTTATAAATCTATTAAATAAACATGGTATAAAAGACGATACATTATTTCAATTAACAGAAGAATCTTTATAACCTTTACAAAGGAGTAATAGATGTCTAAGAAAAAGGAACAGAAGGAAGAGTTCACTAATACGGATTTGTCGAATCTTTATGGAGCGACAATGACCTTATTATCAATTGGCAAAACTAAATTTGAATTTAATTTTGCTTTCATTGAAATTAAGAAAGTTCTGAAACCACTTGCAGAACCCTTAATGGAAAAACAGGAAAAATTGCAGACTGAAAGACAAGAACTTATCCTGAAATATTGTAATAAGGATGATAAAGGAAACGCAATTCTCTTTACAAATGAACTTGGAGAAAGAGAATATAAAGGATTGCTCTTAGGTGAGAAGCCTGAATTTGATAAACGTAAAAAAGTTATGGATGCAGCTCTTAAAAGTTTAATGAAAACAATCGTGCCGGATTTTGATATAAATGAAATAAAGCAGACAATAAAAAAAGATGATCTGCCAACATGGAGTGAGAAGTATACCGGACATATACAGGATGCGATTTCAAGATTCATAAAGGATTAATATGGCAATCTATGGAAGCAATTATGATTACGGAGATTCCCATTATAAGGATGAGGGAGGGGAGGAAGGCGGAGAACTTTTTTATTTTCTGCCAAACTGGAAATTCCCTGTAAAAGTTTCGTATGGATTCAAGACACCAATTTCAGTCAAGAGACGTAAAGGTGAACAGCGTAAACCATTAAGAAAATATCCGATAAGATCACATGAGTTTACTGTTACGACTAAAGATGATTTTGAAAAGATATGGAATTACTTGATGAATTTACATGCAAGCAATCTTTTTATACCTATTTATTCAGAGCCATGCAGACCTCTTGGAAAAGGCAGTCTCGCTGGAGTAAACGTAATTGAAGTTATTAGTGATATTATGAATTATTATAATCTCAGAAATTGGACTGAGTATTTACTTGCGATTGATTTACGAAAGATAGAAGGTTCTGAAATACTTCTTTATTCTGATGTTGTTGGTCAATACCTGATAATCAGTGATGCAATTGTCGGAGACTTTCAAAGAGAGACAACCATAATATATCCTTTATTTTATTGTTATTTAACAAAAAATGAACGATCAGAATATAGTGACAGAATGACTAAAATTAATCTTGAATTTACGGAGTATAAATAATGGCTGATAGTTGGGAAGATTTGTTTGATGTTACTGAGCGATTTATGATGAAGCCAAACTGGATTGATACACCTAAAAGTAATTTTGAACCGGCAAGAGAAATAATACAAGCATCTGGGACTTCAATTGATTTATATGATCTGGCTATTCCGGGGAGACGCTGGACTTATGGATATACAAATATGTCAAAAGAGGATGAACATTATATATTAGATTTCTTTACAGACAGGCAAGGTCGTTTAAAAAAATTTTGGCTTCCGATTTGGAAAAATTGTTTCAGGCTCGATTCTGATGTAATAGGTCATGATAAATTTATAGATATAGAAAATGTATTTTTGCATGATGTAGACACAGGACTTGACAGGATATTTTTTGAAATGATTTATGGTGATTATATTTCGAGAATGGTATATGCAGTTATAGAAATTGGAAATGTAGATCGACTGGCTCTGTGGACAAAAATGGATAGAGGATTTTCACAGAATCAAATCAAGTATTTTGGCAGACTCGCTATGGTAAGATTTGATATTGACGATTTGGAAATAGATTTTAAATCAGATCAATACAGTACATGCACGATTGACTTTAAAGAATTGCCGGATGAATATACAGAAGAGCCGGCACGTCGACATAAAAAAGCAGAGGAATCTTAATAATGAATGCGGCATTCAAATTACAGGAAAGACAAGTTCAACAATCTGATAATCTTGAAATTTATATATTTACAACCAATGTACAAACTTATAGATTTACTTCATACGCAGAAGATGTTGTAATAGACGGTGATAATTATATATCTGTTCCAGCCTTGAAGAGGAGCGGATTTACAAGAGACTTATCTCGTGGTATTATGAAATGTAATATCCAAGCACCTATCACAACTTTCTTTGCTCAATATATCATGGCGACTCCTACTATTCCGGTTCAGGTTGAAATTAAAAAATATTATTTTACAGACTTGACAAATTCAGCCGCCGTTTTTTTTGGTATTATAAATTCTTTTTCAATACAGGGACAATTTTGTCTTGCAGAATGCATCTCATCTACTTATGGCCTTAACAGAAAGATACCAAGAGTATTTGTTCAGTCTCAATGCAATAATATTTTATATGATGATATATGCGGATTGGACTGGACAATGTGGAGAGCCGTAATTGCAGTTACGATTGATCCTATTGATAATACTGTGTTAAGTGCTGCTTTTTTTGGGACGAAACCAAAAAATTATTATAGATTTGGAAGAGCAGAATCACAAGGAGAAATACGATTTATTACCTCGCATATTGATAATGAAATTACAATACACTTTCCGATAAGACATTTATCAGATGGAGATAATATAATTATATCTCCGGGATGTAATAAAACAATTATTGAATGCCGGGATAAATTTAATAATCTTGATAAATTTACAGGAATGCCTGATGTACCATGTAGTGCTAATCCAATAATCTGGGGAGTAAAACAATAATGGATAAAAAGACATGGTATCGTTTTTGTAAATCTCTGATAAGCTGGCTTGGTACTCCATACGCTCATTTTGAAATGACAAAAGGTAAAGGAGCAGATTGCGCTTTATTCATTGCAGCCTGTCTTAAAGAGATCGGATTATTAAAAGAAATCAATTATACTTATCACCCCAGATTCTGGCACAACTTTACAAAACAAGAAGTAATTCTCGATCATATTGCCAATATTATAAAAGAGGGATGTAATTTAAAAAAAGTATCTGATAAATTCATGGCTGGAGATATATTGACATTTGCACTTAAGTCTGATGTTACAAATCATGTTGCTGTGTATATGGGAAATGATCTTATAATAAATTCAATGAATAGTCGAGGTGTATGTATTATACCTCTGAAATATTTCAAAAAAAATTTAACAAACATATATAGGATTCACAAATGAGTACAGGATTTGTAGCTGCTGTTCTAATTGTAGAAGCTGTCCTTGCTGCAGCAAGTGTCATTGTAATGGCTGTAATGTCTGCAAATATAGATTCACCGGATAAGCCGCCGAAACCTGATGCTCCTAATCTTACATTACAATCAGAAGGTAAAGTAGTTCCTGTAATTTTTGGCTATGTCTATTTGGGAGGAAATCTTATCTATTGGGATTCAGAAAATCAGGGAAGTACTTACGCAAGTCATCTTTTTTATGTAATTTGTATGGGTGAAGTCTGGGATTGGGATTCTGGACGGACATTTATATTTAGGAATGAAAAGATGTACAGAAATAGGAATCTTGCTGTACCTGATTTTTGGGAACCGGGAATTTTATCTTCAGGCACAGCAGATCAATATCTTATTGATGCTGGGATTAATCATCGATATAATCTTCCGGGTATGGTATGGAATTGGTTTGAAATTAATAAAGGTGCTCATCCAGAAATCGGCGATACGAATCCAGACTGGACAATTTGTCCGTGGGATGAAGGAGAAGACGGCAGCCGGATACCACAATATGTTTATTTTCTTAGGCGTAAACTTGATACTCCTCTGACTTATAATGTTGTGACCGTAGGTGCTGTGGATGTCGGAGACAATCCAGCCGCTGTAATTTATAACATTTTGACCAATAAGCAATGGGGATTGGGGATTGATGTTTCAGAAATTAATAAAGATAATTTTGATATAGCTTCTGAATATTATAATCTAAAAGGATATGGGATCAATTGTATTATAAATGATGTAATGTCCGGGAATGATTTGATTACGCAGATACAAGATTGGGTAGAGTGTTATTTGATGAAAGATAATGAAGATAAATATATAATAAAATATTTACTCGATAGTGATGCTGATCATCCGGACGCTACAATAGTTGATACGGATAGAATCGAGTTTACATTACGTAGAAAATCATGGGAAGATACTTACAATTCTTTCACTATAAAATATACGGATATATGGGATCATGGAAATCCTGAAATGCCTTCAGGAAGAGCAGTTATACGGATGTTAATAGCAAAGAATGAAGCAAACATAGCTATGACCGGAAGCACGAGAAATAAAGTTATTGATCTTACAGGATTCATAAGACGACGTGGTGGATTGCCTTCTCATATTTCAGAGCGTTTACAAACTATAATGAAAAAAGAGAGCTATCCGTTCGCAACTGCGCATCTTATTACTGATCTTAAATTTTCATATTTACAGGCTGGAAATGTTATTTTAATAAGTAGCGATGAACATAATATTTTAGCTCCTTTTCGGATTATTGCAGTTGATGTTAAAGAGATTGATAATAATAGAATAGGATTCGATCTTTTACAAATGAGAGAAATAATATCAGATTCAAATTATGATGATTTTGATTCATCAGGAGGGAGTAGATCGTCAGTGGAAACACCAGATTGTCTTGAAAATGTAACCTTTCCTGCATTCTCAAATGTATCCAACAAACTAAAAAGAACAATACAAAAAGATAAAAATTCCGTAGTATCTTGGGGAGCAAATCAAGAGATGTTTGGTTTATTAATTTACGGAACTGATTATATACTTTCTAATCATAAAAGGATTGTACTTGATCCTATAATTTGGCAGCCTGAAATTGAGGCGAATGCTCTCGGTCTGATGAACGTAAACGTATACGAACCCGGATGTCCAGCGGAGTCTTAATATGTCAATACTAATTGATGAAATGATGGTGAGACCTGTCGTCTACGATGTAGAGCCTAAAGATACTTTACTAATTAAGAGAGAGAAGTATAACAGCATTACACAACAACGGGTTTATGATCCTCTCAGCATCGATAGCAGTCTCCTCGTGAGCGGAGCAGTAGGAGCTCGATCCCTTAATACTATACAGGATATAAGAACAGTAGCGACTCCGGCATGGGCTGGGATAACTGTAGGTGATACATTGATTTTAGGTAGTGGAAGCATTACAGATACAGGCGGAGCAATCAACTTTGGAAACGAGGCATTAAGTACAACCGGAAGTATCACAGGTAATTCCCTCATCACAGCTTCCGATATAGGCATAGCCGGAGATACGGATATAATACAGCTTACAGGTGCTAATACAATGCTGGTTAATGGGACTTTGCAAGTTAATAAACTTGGTATTGGAACAGCTACAATCCCTCATGGTGGGGTAGGTGCGGCTGACTTTGCAATAGATGGGGTATCACCCAGTATACAAATCACAACAACAACGGACGATTATCCTATTTTCCAAATGACTGCAATATCACATGATAGCTGTGGTTGGAGTTTTGATGCTTATTATGATGCTACTAATTGGAGAAGTTCTGATGCTGGAAGCAATTTTTTAATGTATAAATTGGGGGATAGATTAATTATAAGACACCCACAGGCTTTAGTTGCGGCGGGAAATATAATTACATGGTCTTCCGCTGCGTTTGCGACATACTGGGATGCAACAGGTGTTTTCTTTTATAAACCAAACAAAGACGCCGTTGCTACACTTGGAAAAGCAAGAATAGGATATATGGGGGTTAATGATTATGCAGGATTTTCTCATTATGATGTAGCTGCAACAGGTAGCTATGCTTTACTTCAGGATTCCACAGGAAAGACTTTTTTAAATGCTGCAAACACAAAAACCGTCTATTTTAAAATAAATAATGTTACAAAGATGGATATGAATACAACAAGACTAAATTCAAAAATAGAAATCCAAATAGACTCCGACACCAACGGACTGGTGCTGGGGGATTTGCAAGCGTCAAAGATACATGATTCAGGCACATGGATGACCTATGATGCTGATTTGAATAGTACAGGAGGGAAGGGGTTTTACTTTATAAATGGAAATATGGGAGTGGGGGCTGCTCCTGTTGCTGCTGCAAAATTATGGGTTGAAGCTCCAGATGCTCAATCTGCTATTTATATAGGTATTAAGGGAAAAACACTATCAGATGCTACAATTAATTATGGTGTCGCTGGTGAAGCTACAGGTGATGGGGGGACAACTAATGTTGGCGTGCGTGGCGTAGCGGGAGGCGCTACTAATAATTATCACTTTCAATCTCTTGACGGTGATGAATGTTCCGGCGGGGCTTGGAATGACAGTTCGTCGAGAAAGTATAAAACAAATATAAAAACGCTTTCTACTAAAAAATCCGAATGGCTCTATAATCAAATTGATAATATACACATAAAATCATATTTCCATAATGCAGAAAAACACTATAAAAATCAACAAATGCGATTTACGGGTATAGCAGAGGAAATGCCAGATTTTCTTGCAAGTCATAATAAAAAATCAATAAGTGGTGGTCGTGTGGCTGCGTTTGCTATACATTGTATTCAACATCATAAAAACGATATATCAATAAATAAAAACGATATATCAATAAATAAAATTGAAATATCTCATTGTAAAGAAGAAATTAAAAAATTAGATAAATGTTATAATCTTTTTAAACAAATCAAGGAATCTACAGAAGATAAAGAGCAAGAAGAAAAAAAAGATGTATAAATCATACTATTTCGTAGCACAGGAATTTGTCTCTGAAGCAGTATACGATCTATTAGGAGAAGAAAGCCTGTTAATAATGAATAATGAGATTCTCCTTACAGCAGATCAATTGAGAGAGTTCTTCAATACACAAGTATATATTAACGATTATATATTCGGAGGCAAATTTCACGAACGTGGATTCCGCTTACGGCATAGCTTGACAGGTGCAAAAAACTCACAACATAAATTAGGGAATGCAATTGACTTCATTATCGATGGAATAAAACCCTCAGCAGTTCAAGCTGAAATTATCCAGAACCAGAGACTATTCCCCTTCATCCGGCGTATGGAAAAAAACACACCGCGACATACCCACATTGATACAAAAATAACCCACCATAAAGGTATATACGTTTTTAAGCCATAATATATAAAGGATATATTTCTATTATATAGGCTGCCTTAAAAATAAGGCGGCCTTTTTTATTTGAAAAAAAATAAAATAAAACTTGCATTATCTTAAATTTTATAGTATATTTAATCTTAGAGATATAAATATTAATTTATGGAGGTATTAAATGGGCGGCAAAATAACATCAATTACAATGGATGAAGAGTTAATTGACGAAATAGAATATTACAGAAAAAAGATGAAACCGGAATTGACTAGAGGGCAATATATTGAGGTCGCATGTTTGGAGAAAATTGCAAAGGATAAGCGTAAAGAAGAAGGGGAAGAAAGGCGCAAAACAGAAAAGGAAACGAAATAATGGACTTAATAGGAAAAAAGCTAAAAAACAGCAGGGTATTTGAGGCTATAATTCCCATTAACAAAACGAATAGAAAAGTATATCGTTATACTAAGGAAAATGGAGTTCTGGCACATCAAAAACTTATCAATGGGAAATGGGATACTTCTAATTTAAGAGTTATGCAAAGATACGAAATAGAAGAAATTAAAAATGCCAATAACTAAAATAGAAATTGATGATAAGTCCGTATGGGTAACATGGTGGGAAGAAAGCGATGTTCTCATTCCAGAGAATAAAGCTATTTTTGATACGTATATTGATGAAGTTGAACCGGAATATGTTAGAGAAAAATACAGCGATACATTTATTTTAAATCTTGTTGAAGAAAAGGAGAAAGAAAATGCAGGTCAAATTAATTGAGTGGTTTGATGAGCATTGGTACAAAGTTGAATTAGATAATGACGAAGTAATATACATACCTTCTGTTACTACAAAATTACAATCAATGCCGAAGCCATTTTTAGCAAGGTGGCGTGGTGATGTTGGAAATAGGGAAGCAGATTTAAGAATGAATGAAGCTGGACAGAAAGGTACAAGAATCCATTATGCAGCAAGTGTTTTAGCAAAGCAAGGAACTGTAGTTTTCAATCCTTATAATAGACCTACTTATACCCAAGAAGAAATAAATGATATGCAAATTGAGACGGGAAAAGAAGTTTTTGTACTCCAAGATCAAGATGAAATGTGGCAAGTTGCTAAATTCAAAGCATGGTTAGATGAAGTTAAACCTGAGATAGTTGCATGGGATAAAAATGTATATGATATCGAAGAGAATGAAGCCGGTACTATTGATTTTCTATTTAAAATAAAAGAAGGTTTTTATAATGTGGCGGGGAAAGACCCATTGGCATTGGAAGGTGGTTATTATGTTGTAGATTTAAAAAGTTCAAAACAAACACAGAACGAGCATTTTTTACAATTAGCAACTTACATAAAAATGTGTGCAAAGCATGAAGTTAATGAAAAAGAAATGCAAGGCGGACTTCTTATATATACAAATGCCTTAAAAACAAAAAAAGGTATAGAAGGACTTAATACTAAATTGCTTCATATGAGAGAGCTTGACGATTATTATTCAGCATATAAGAATGTAGCTGCAATTTGGGAGCGCTATAATAAAAATGCACATCCAAGAATGTTGGAATTTCCTTCACTTATAACTTTAAGGGAGGATGTAAATGTTAGTAACGATAACGAAAACTTATAAGAAAAAAATTAAAACAAAACGTGGTGATGCTATGTCTTTTTCTATAAAGACTAAAGAACATGGTGATAAATGGATAGGTGGATTTGAAGATGATACTAATAAAAATTGGAAAATAGGAGACAAAGTAGAAATAGAAATAACAGAAAATGGAGAATACACAAATTTCAAAATTCCCAAAAAGAAACTTACAGAAGATCGAATAAGAGAAATAGTAAAAGAAGAGCTTGATAAAAGATTTACAAAATTAAATGAACACCTGAATAAAACCTATTCCAAATTATGATAACACCTGTATTCAATGGCACTGTAACAGAGGGTAAGCTCAATCTTATCGATAGAGAAAAATTTATCATTCATATTTCTACTTTAGAGGGAAAATCTATTGAGGTAATAGTACGTAGAAAATACAGTAAAAAAACAGATAAAGAAAATAAATATTTTAGAGGTGTCGTGGTTCCTATTATAGCAAAGCATTGTGGATATACTGATGATAAAATGTTCGGCATATTACAAGTAAAGTTCTTTTTGTATGAAGATGAAAAGGGTGAAAAGTATATCAGAAGTACACGTTTAGAAGAATGGAAAACAATAGAATGGGAAGAAAAAATGTCAAAGATACGCCAATGGGCTTCTGAGTTCCTACATCTTTTTGTTCCTAAACCCAACGAAAGTGAATTGTATTAAATGCAATTATATCGTCAAAACAAATACAGAAATGTAAGATGCGGGTGCTTACAGAATCACATGCACCGGGAAAGGATTCTCGACTTTGCTTAAAAAATCCTTTGTAAAATCAACTGCCGATGTCTGGTTTTCTATTTATATTCGTTTACGTGATGCTCAATATGGGGGGCATGTTCAATGTTGTACCTGTGGAGGGGTAGATTTTTGGAAGAATATGACTTGTGGACATTTTCAAAAACGTGGAAAGCCAATCTATAGTTGGTTGCAAGATTTGTTTTCTCTTAAATTGTAAAGAGGTGCAAAATGAAAGTTAAATTTGAGTTTGGTTCAGTTGACAAAATTGGATTCTTCATAGAACCCGAAACTGATTTTGAAGCCGAGTTAATTGGTAAAGTCTTTAAACATAATCGTGGTGTTGATGGATTTGTTATGTGCGGTGTAACTCCTGCTGATGTTCAAGGTTTGCGAGTGTTTTCAGCATGGTGGGATTGCACCTCTTCGGTTAACCAAGAAAACAAATCCAGCACACAACAATAAGCAGAGAAAATAATTTCAGAAATAGCTTGTATCTTAGATGAAAAAGAGTTATACTGTATGTAAGGGTATAGGAATAAATTCACATGAAAAATAACAGAAGGTTGGTCTACCCATTAAATAGGACAGGTGTTCATACTCCTATGCCCGCTTGTTCTTGCCTTCTTTTTAAGCGCATAGGAGAATCCCCTAATGGCAAAACGTTTTACGGATACTCTAAAGTGGAAAAAGAAATTTTTTAGAGAATTACCGTTTAAATATAAACTTTTATGGTTGTATATTTTAGATGACTGTGACCATGCAGGAATATGGGAAGTAGACTTTGATGCTGTTAAATTAAAATTAGGTGTAAAATTTGTACCAAGTGACATTCTTAATAAATTTAATAATAGAATAGTTGAATTTAATGATGGAGAGAAATGGTTTATTCCAAGCTTTATTACATTCCAATATGGTGAAGAATTAAATATTAAAGTTAAAGCGCAATTTTCCGCTATCCAATTAATAAGAAAGTATCACTTAGAAAATAAGGGTTATAAGGGTTGTAAGGGTTATATGAATAATAAATATTTCACATATCAAAATTATAGCATACCAAAGGCGTATATCTTAAAATTAAAATACAAGAGGAAATTCACGGCTTATGAGATAGACCGTATTATCTTTAGGGCTGTGCATTATCTGGAATACTTAAAAGATCAGGGGAAAACATCAACATTAATAGAGGTTATTCAGGCGGGGCTTCGGGATGGGTGGATATTTATAGCCTCTCCAGAAGAAGAATATAATAAAACGTATGTTCTGGATTGGATTGAACAAGAGATTTACGGAAGAAAGAAGGAAAAGAAGCCGCTGGAGATAATGACTATAAAAACAGAGCCAAAGCTTTTAAGTGATATTTTGGAAGAGATATTATAAATACAATAAATAAAGAAACATAAAAAAATAGAAGGGGTTAATTATGACTTTACAGGAATTTAAAGACAGAATAGATGTTGCTATAATTGATTTTGTCCAGCGTTTTACCTCAGAAAAAGAGTTTCGGGATGCGATTCTGGATATTCTATTGGAGTTATGGGAGAAAGTATATCCTAAAGAGGAAGAACCCATCGTCTCTCCTGAAACAGCCAAACACTACAATGATAAAATGAAAAAGGAGTTGGGATTAGATGGGAAATATTAAAACTATGGAATATTGTCAAGTTGTGGTAAGAATAATAATTTAAAACAAATTCAAGAATTTATAAGAAAAAAGGAATTAGGATTATGAAACCAATAAAAAACCGGTATACTGGTGAAATCATTATTAGGGGAAAATACAAGCGCAAATAAATAGATTAAAGAGGTTAAAGCAGTTTCCTAAAAACTTATAAATAGTTATAAAAACTTCTTGCATTTTGAGGTAATAATGCGTATATTAAGAATCAGTAAAAATGAATTTGAATTGGAAAACGGCGACGTATTTCCTATTGAACCTCCTCTTGAAAAGGAGATGTCGATTGAAGAGTTTCAAAAACACTACGATTACGCTACTTCGATTGTCGGAGGTAGCAAAAAGGCTGGGTATAACAACTCAGACAATTAGGTCGTGGGATTTATCTGGAAAGATTCAAACTGTAAGGACTACAGGGAATCAAAGGCGTGTTCCGCTTTCCGAAGTGGAAAGATTGTCTGGGGCTGTTGTTAGAAATGTGATGCTTGTTTATGCAAGGTGCTCTACGCAAAAACAAACAGAAAATCTTGAAAGACAAGTTGGAAGACTTCTTGAGTACGCAAATCAGACAGGAATGTCAGTTGAATTATATAAGGATATTGGAAGTGGTCTTAACGAAAAAAGAAAACAATTCAAAAAATTATTGAAACGCCTTCCCGATAATGATGTAGCATGTGTCACAGTTGAATATAAGGATAGAATTAGCAGATATGGATTTGATACATTCAAATCTTTTTGCGAGAGCCTTGGAGTAAATGTGAACATTCTTCAAGAGAAGGAATCAAAAGAATTTGAGCAAGAGTTCTCTGAGGATATTGTTGCTCTAATTGCATCGTATTCTGCGAGACTTTACGGCAGAAGGGGTGGAAGAAAACGTGCAAAGAAGTCATAAAATCAGATTGTCTCCAAATAATGTGCAAGCCACATATTTTGCAAAAGCATCAGGGTGCTCTCGTCTCGCTTTTAACTGGGGCCTTGCTAAATGGAAAGCTCTGTACGAGGCTGGCGAAAAGCCAACAGCTTTTTCTGTGAAGAAACAGTTCAATTCTGTCAAACGTGACGAGTTTCCATTTGTATACGAAGTTACTAAGTGGAGTCCAGAACAAGCTTTCAGAAACCTTGATAGCGCATTCAAGAGGTTTTTCAAGACTAAGAAAGGCTATCCAAGATTCAAAAAGAAAGGTGTACGAGACTCGTTTTACATTTCGGGAACTGTGTTATTGGTAGACAATAACAAGGTGAAAATTCCGAAGCTCGGTTGGGTTAAAATGACAGAACCGCTGAGATATGACGGTAAGATTATTTCTGCTGTTGTATCTCGCAAAGCTGATTGGTGGTTTGTTTCGATTAATGTTGAGATGAGTGACGACGACAATAATGGTGAAAACCAAACCATTAAAGCCGTCGGAGTTGATTTCGGCGTATCGAAATTCGCTACATTGTCGGATGGAACTGTCTTTGAAAACCCGAGAGTGACTGGTAATTTTTCATCTCGTTTGAGGTTGCTAAACAAATCTCTTGCAAGAAAGGTTAAAGGTTCTAATCGCTTTCGTAAAGCGAGACTGAAACTTCAGCGATTGCATGTCAGGATTGGCGATTACCGTGGTGACGCTATTCACAAGTTTTCGAGGCATGTCGCTAACAATTACACAGATGTTTGTCTTGAAGATTTGAACGTATCTGGCATGGTGAAAAACCACAAGTTGGCAAAGGCTATTGTTGATGTTTCGTTTCGAGAAGCTCGAAGGCAACTTGAATACAAATGTCAAAAAGTTCACGTTGTTGACAGATGGTTTCCAAGTACGAAGACGTGCTTTGGTTGTGGTGTTGTCAATGACATGAACCTTAGCGACCGAGTTTTCAAATGCGAATGCGGGGAGGAAATTGACAGGGATTTGAATGCAGCACAAAATATTATGCGGCAGGGTTTGCCGTCTAAGCGCGTGGAGAGACCGGCTCTGGTGACTTGGCCTGTGCTGAGTTACGAAACTGGCCTCTGGGAAGCGCGAAATTCACTTAAAGGAACTGAAAGGAATCCTTTCTAACTTTTTGTAAGTTGGATAAACCAGGTATGTAAAATGAACAGAACAAAAATAGACTGGCCGGGGTTGGGTTATACATGGAATCCGGTCATTGGATGCAAAAGAAATTGTTCATATTGTTATGCAAAGCGTATGAACACCCGTTTTAAATGGATACCAGATTGGAATAAACATACATGATTATGGAAACAAAAAGTTCCTTTCTATCGAACCATTGATGGGAAATATAAATTTGGCATTAAATGAATCTGAAATAGAATTAGTTATAGTAGGAGCTGATACCTCCCCAAAGCCGATAGTTCCCAAAAAAAAATGGATAGATTCAATCAAACATGATAATATCCACTACAAAAACAATATTAAAAAGTATTTACAAGGCGGTCAATTAAAAAATTATAGTCAAGATATATATAAAGCTTATGAGGATTAAACAATAGAAAGGCATTTATGAATCGTCAACTCCAAATAGAATATACAGCGATACAAAAGATAAAACCTTTACTAGAGGAAAATGAACAATTAAAGCATAAGATAGCGGTTTTGGAAATAGATTTGGAGGCGTGGAAAGGGTTGTGTGAAAAAGTAGAGAAAAAATATGTTGAGTTGACTAAAAAATTGGGAGAGATAACGAATAACAAAGTATAAACCGGAATAAGGGATATGAAAAGAGATGACACTAAATTACAATTAGCTTTTAAAAAATTTCAATGGTACAATCCATTGGATTTAGCTACGGCATGGCGTATTGGGCGACTAATTCATGTAGAAAAAGTATTTCCAAAACATATTCATAACGGACAGAGTTTTTCCAGCCGGGGGAGAGGCAGAAAACCTTATGGAGTACATTTTAAAAATATTAGATATTCACATCCTAAGCGGTGGATATTCGTAACACTCCCGACATATTATCAGGAAAAAGTAAGGCAGATTTATAAAGAGTGCTTAGAAATGGAAGGGCTTGAATATGATTATTGTGGTGCTTTTTTCTGGATTGGACTTAGAATCCATCTGGAAAATATCAAAAAATGGTGGTGTTCAGAAATCATTGCAAAACGTCTTTGGCTTATTAATTATCGTTTAACACCGTTGGAGTTGTATAATATTTTCACCTAATTAAGCATATTATATTTTAAGAAATTATGGTGCAAACAACACAATATATAGTGGCATATAGCCGATGTGAGAAAAGCAATATATTTTCACAATCATCCTATTTATGATATCCAGAATTGTAGAAGTTTAACCTCACTACAGCTATTTAATTGGTTATCCGATAGTTGTAGAAAGTATGACCAGTTAAATATTAATTCGCTTACTGGGTACATTAACAAACAAATCGCCAATGTATATTTTCCTTGGCAGTATGTTGATGGTTTTATTATATAGAGAGGATTAAATAAAAGAAATCTAATAACCATAATAGGAGGAAACGATGAAACTCTCAATCAATACAAATAGCCCAACAAAGGAAAACTAAATGAACTACAAAACATACAAAATTACAGAGAAGCAGGAAAAAAAATTGAATCCTATTTCAGAGGATCGTAGAGTTGAAATGTTGAAAGAGTTTGATGCAAAAAAAGAAAAACTGGGTCGTAGGTTCGGCATAGCAAAAAGAGATTTTGCAGCCGGCCTACTAACCACAACGAGAGAATATATTCAGGGTTGCTGGCAGGGAAAATTAGACAATTGTTCAGATTTGCCGTATGCTGAAAAAACAGAAAATAAAAATTATAACCTCGGTTATTACAGGGGTTATAACGAAAATAAAAATGGCTATATTGATTCTGCAATTAATAATAACGAAAATTTTTCACATTTAAAATAGGAGTATAAATTATGGAAAATGCTACAATTCACCCAAACACAACACCTGCACTCATTAAATCTATGGGTTTTGATGTTATGAAATTAGGAGCAAAAATTATTGATGGTGAGGTTTGTAAACCAGACGCAAAAGAAGAAAAAATGGGCAAATGTATGGTTTGTGGGAAACCTACAAAAATATGGATATGTGGAGCTGGTTCATATCTGTGTGCACGCCATCAGGATAGTTATTAATGGAACACAAACAATTTGAATTTTATATGAATCAATCCAAAATACTCAGCAGCTCTGAATATTATCAGGGTTATCATTATGGACTGAGACGGCATTATCACGGAGAGAATTTCGGGGATAATAAAATAATTGAGAAAATGAAACAGCGAGGCGGTAAAATTGCTGATGGTGTAAACGATGGACTCGCAGGAAAAAAACCGAGCTGGACAGATAATAATGGCTAAAAAAACAGAGGTAATAAAAATACGCATTGATACTGAGATATATAAAAAAGTAAAAAAAATTGCAAAAAAAGAAGACCGTAAATATGGTGCTCAAATCAACAGGATTTTAAAAGATTGGGCGAAAAAAGAAAAATGATGAAACCGTGTTTTGCATCATCTAACAGACAAAGGCAGTCATTAAAACGAACTGCCGTTTGTCATACGTTGGTGTAAATAAATTTTTCTCTGGAGATTATAAATGAAAATTCCCGAATGTCATGAATGTATAGGTGTACATATCTGTAACGCTGTTCATCACAGAGAAAGTATCGATTGTATTAATTTTCATAAACTGGTGGAAGAAAAATTGACTTCCACCAACAAACAAAGTGAATCATTGCTTTTAGTAGAAGCTGTTGATAAATGTCTGGAATCTTTTGACAGCGAAGGTCGCTGTCCAGTTTGCGGGAGTTACTCGCAGGTATAGCGCAACGACTCACATTTGTCAAACGTTGTAAGAAATATTTAATAAGTCTATTTTTTAATTTTTAAAGAAAGGGGTTTAATATGTTTCAATTTCTAATGGGTTTAGTTTGTATAGTGTGCGCACTTGTTAATCTTCCCGGTGTGCAGAATGGTAATCCAATTTCAATTGGTGCTTTAATTATTTGCAGTTGTTGCGCCTTATTTTGTTTCGTGCTTGCTATATTCTCTTTATTAGGAGTTATTAAATACATCAAAAAATCATTTTACAACAAATAAAGTTTGCCATTGGTAAAGACAACGGTCAAACATTTATCGGACGTTGCAGGAAATTAAACCTTTTGAGATTATAGGAGGAAATATTATGCGAAGTGGTGATGATTTTAAAAAACAGGCTGTAAAGTTGAATATTACGAAATGGCCTATGCATGATTGTTCGATATGTGGTTATCCGTGTGGCTATC